AGCTGATAAAACTAATTTAGCTGTAAATCTATCTGAAGATGAAAAACTATATGGAATAAAATATGAAAAATTTGTTCCTATATTAACTAAAGCAATACAGGAACTTTCATCACAAGTAGATGAATTAAAAGCTGAACTACAAACTTTAAAAGGAGAATAATATGGCACAAACAGTAAGCGAAGTATTAACTAAAGCAATAGATAGCGTAACTTTAATTAATGATATTAATACTAATGGTAGCAATTCAAAATACGCAGGAAGCACAACTGATAAAGATGGAAATGTTGTAGCAACAGAATGGACACAAGCTGAAATTAATATAGTCGTACAAAGAAATGTAGACCATTTAGAAACTATTTTAGCTTATGCACCTGTTGATTCAGATGATGATACACCCAACGTAGTAGGTTCATCTAGTAGCAAAAAAACTGATTGTACTAATGCTATTAATACAGGTAAGGCGTATATTAGTTCAAATAGTTAATTTTAATAAACGACAAAATTCCTGAGGAGGTACTAATGTCAGATAAAGAAGTAAATACAGTAAGTATAGACGGTGTTGAAATAAAAGAATCAGAACTAACTGACAAACAAAAATATTTAACTAGTCAGTGTAGAGACTTACTAGGTAAAAAAGCTAGAATTGAATTTGAACTTGATCAAGTACAAGCTAGTCTTAATGTTTTTCAGCAGGCTTTAGTAGAAACTACTAAAGAGACAGCTGAAGAAATTTTAGAAAAAGGAGAAAAATAATGGTTGAATTAGTTATGTGGATAACCACAATAGTTACGGTGGCTTCAATAGTTGCAGCTAGCACACCTACACCTAAAGACGATGCATGGATTGGTAAACTCTATAAATTTGTAGATTTACTGGCTCTGAACATAGGTAAAGCAAAGGAGAAGTAGCATGGGTATTTTCTCTAAATTTTGGGATAAAGTTACTGGCACAGAAAAAGTTAAAGTAAGAGCTAGAAATAAAAAAGGTCATTACGTAGCAGACGACAAGTCTACTCCTAATATAAACGAAGCTTACACAACTAAACGTGTCAAGAAAAAGAAAAAATCTTTTACGGACAACTCAGGGTAATGGCTACAGCTAAAGATGCATTAAACGCTATAGAATCTCACGAAAGAGAATGTAAAGCTTTATATAAAAGCATTGATAAAAGGTTAGAAGATGGCTCAAAACGTTTTGATAAGTTAGAAAATATGATTTGGGCTGTGTACCCTTTTATAGTTGGTGTAGTATTTTTAGCTAGGTTTGTTTAATGGCTAAAAAAGCACCAGATGCTTTTGTTTACAACGCTACCCTTGAACGTATTGTAGACGGCGATACTTTTGATTGTTGTTTAGATTTAGGCTTCGATGTAAAGTTACATAAACAACGTGTTAGGCTTGCAGGTATAGATACACCTGAATCAAGAACAAGAGATAAAGCAGAAAAAGTATTAGGACTTGCTGCTAAAGAAAGATTGAAAGAACTTTGTGTTGGTAAAATAAAAGTTAAATCATTGGGTAAAGGCAAGTACGGTCGTATATTAGGGATCCCTTATACTAAAGACGGCAAAGATATCTGTGAGATATTAATTAAAGAAGGTCATGCAGTAGAATATCACGGTGGTACTAAAACTAAAGTTTGGGGCGATTATTAGTGGAATCTGCAGTAACAGTAATTCAAGAAGTTGGTTTTCCAATAGCAGCAGCAATAGGGTTAGGTTGGTTTATTTATAAATTAGTTATACGTATTGTTGACGGCATGGAATCTAAATTAGATGCTGTTGATGAAAAAGTAGAATCACAGATAGCAGCAATAGAAGAGCGTCTAGGAACAAAACTTGACTCACAACATGGTATTTTAGTAGCCTTAATAGACAGGGTGCGTAGTTTAGATAATGAAATTATAAGACAAGATACTATGATAAAAACGATATTAGGAGTACCACAATTAATAAACCAAGATAAACTTGCAAAGGCGGATAGAGATGACCAAAGGAAAGATTAAAAGAAAAAGAGGTAGACCCTCTAACGTAGAATTAAAACGTAGGAAAGTAGAGGCTGATAAACAAAAAGTTATTGAATGGGTAGCTGTAATCGGTATCATTTTATTTTTAGCCATCTTAGCTCAAAACGTGCAATCAGACCAAATAGTACATAAATTTAAAAACCCTAGTTTTAGCGGTATAAATACTTCTTCTCATTATTTAACAATTGAGAACCAAGAATTTAACCGTAAGATGAGCATTAAAGAAGAAATAAAAGCTTTACAAGAACAAATAGAAAGAGATAAAGAAAATACCACACTAGCTAGATTTATACGCAATTTAGAGTCAAGAATCTATGCACAATTATCACGACAGCTTGTAGAAAATTTATTCGGAGAAACTCCTAGCACAGAAGGGACTTTGACCCTAGAGGGAAACACGATAGAATACAGTATTGAAAATGATATTATAACTTTAAAAATAACTGATGCTGATGGAAATATTACCGAGATACAGTTGCCTATTGGCGATTTTTCTTTCTAGTTGTAGTTTAGCACCTGTAGATACTACGATACAAAAAGGCAAAACGTTACCAACTATTTTACAGATTCAATCTGAAGAATTACTTAATCTAGCACAGCCTAAAACACCCATCGTCGTAGCTGTATATCCTAATAGTTTTACAGACCAAACAGGACAGCGTAAAAGTAATAGTGAGTTTGCTTTATTTTCTACAGCACTTACACAAGCACCAAGCCATTTATTAATAAGAAGTTTAAAACATACTGCTGATGGCAAATTTTTTAGGGTTGCTGAAAGAGTGGGTTTAGACCACCTAACCAAAGAAAGACAGCTTATACGTTCTGCTAGAGAACAAAACGAAAAAACTGATGGACCTAAACCTATTATGCCTTTGCTTTTTGCAGGTGTTCTTATGGAAGGTGCTGTTATTGGTTTTGATACAAATATAAAAAGCGGTGGCATTGGAGCTAGATATTTAGGTATAGGAACAAGTAAACAATATAGAGTAGATAATATTACAGTAGCCTTACGTATGGTATCTGTAGCAACAGGAGAAGTTTTAATCGATGTCTTAGTAAGTAAACAATTATATAGTTACGGGCAATCGCAAGACGTTTTTAGGTTTATAGAAGCAGGAACAGAATTAGTAGAAATAGAAACAGGGGATGCTGAAAATGAACCAGCAACTTTAGCTTTACAAAGAGCCATTGAAGAGGCTGTTTTGCAAATCGTTAAAATAGGGTATACTAAAGGTTACTGGGAGGTGAAAGATGAAGATATTAATTAGTTTACTACTAACCTCAACATTAGTTTTCGCTGCTGATAACGAAATACATGTCGACCAATCAGGTGCTACAGCTAATATTGATTTAGAACAACTTGGTTCAGGTAATATTATTGGTGGACTTAATTCTTCTGCTGGTTCTTTAACAGCATTAGATTTAGACGGTATTACTATGACTTTAGATATAAACCAAATAGGAGATACTAATAAATTTTTAGGTGATATTCTTGGTGATTCTATCACAGGCTTCTTTGAGTTTGATGGAGATACTAATACCTTTACGATACAAGGTGACCCAACTAATACGTATGGTATCGATAATTCTAATTACAATGTGGACGTAACAGGTAGTACAAATACCTTTACTCTTGACCACGGCACTACAGCATTAGCTGCAACATTAGATTTAGATTGGATAATTAACGGTGACGGTAATACTTTCGATTTCGATATAAATTATGACGGCGGAACTTCTTATGTAGATGTAGACGGTGATAGTAATACTGTAAACTTTACAGGTTCTGGTTATGCTGGGGGTTATTTCTATCTAGACCAAACAGGTAATTCTAGAACGTTCAATATTACACAATCGAGTACACAAGATAATGACTGGCTTAAGATTATTTCTAACGGTAATAACGGTACTGTTTGCGTCATTCAAAACGACCAAGGCACAAGCACAAGCTGCTGATATAGGCGATATATCTGAACTAAACGGCTCTGCCCAAATAGTAAGAGATAAACCTTACGACGCTAATTTAAAATTCGCTATACAAAGTAACGATGAAGCTATAACGACTAACGGTCGTATGGCTATAACTTTTTTAGATAAATCGATTGTAAAGCTTACCGAACATTCTCAACTTCTAATAGATGAGTATATTTATGACCCAGACCCTAGTAAATCTAAAATGTCTCTTAACTTTGCATTAGGTACGGCTAGGTTTATTACAGGTAATCTAAATCGCATAGATAAACAAAATATTAAATTATCAACACCTACAGCTAATATTGCTATTAGAGGTACAGATTTTACAGCTACCGTTGATGAGTTAGGTCGTAGTCTGATAATTTTATTACCAGATGCTTTTGGTTTATCTAGCGGTGAAATAGAAGTAGTAACAGCTACAGGTAGTGTTCTGTTAAATAAACCGTATCAAGCCACAACAGTTGATGTGTTCGAAAGTGCACCTAGCAAACCTGTAATATTGGATTTATCTTTAGATATTATAGATAATATGCTAATAGTAACTCCTCCAAAAGAAGATAGTATTACCCAAGAAGAAACAGCAACTGCTAAAACAGTTAATTTATTAGATTTTAACGATTTAGATATTGATTATTTAGCAGAAGATTTTTTAGAAGATAATAGTTTAGAGTTTACTGAACTGGATATTAATTATCTCGACGTTAATTTTTTAGAGGATTTATTAAACGTTCTTGATGCTTTAGCTATAGAAGATGATGAAGACCAACTAGCATTAGCAACAGGTGTAAATATATCAGGCACCTTAATAGGTCAAGATTCCGATACACAAATAACTACTATAGTAACAGGGCAAACTGTAAGTTTACGTAGAAAAGTTAGTGAATCTGTTCAAGTAGATTTAAATGCAAGTGGTGGTTATACCGTAATTTTGATACAAGACGGAGTTTCTAATATAATAAAAGTAAATGGTGGTGGCGATTCTACTATCACTATTAGACAAAGTAGCGGATGAAAAAACTATATATACTACCTATAATCATATTATTAGCATTACCGTTAATATTTCAATCAACACCAACAGAAATTATAAAACTTAAAACGTTTGATACGTTTATACAAACACCTGCCCCTAGTGGTAATTTTACGATATTAAATATAACTGAAGAAGATGTAGAACGTGAGGGTGGCTATCCGTTACCTAGAAAAAGATTAGCGGATATACAACTAGAATTATTAGGTCGAGGTGCTTTAGGCGTTGGTTGGGTTATAAGTTTTCCACAGCCTGATAGATTAGGTGGCGATGTTAAGTTTGCTGCGAGTTTAGAGTATGCTCCTAGTGTAATAGCTATGTTTGAAACTCCAAATGGTAACTATCCTAAAACAACAGGAACAGTTATAAAAGGTGACGATATTGGTGGTATACTTACTGAAGGAGTCAAAGAAAATTTTTACACTTATGATAACGTATTACAAGGAATAGCTACAGCTCCCGTAGAAGCTGACCAATTAGTAAGGAAAATTCCCCTATTGTATAAAACACCTGAAGGTTGGTTAGCTTCTTTCGGTACACAAATATATAAAGCGTTATTTGATGTAAAAACTTATATTATTACTACAAACGAAAACGGTATACAGGAAATAGCTATACGTGGCATACCTCCAGTAAAAACCGATAGTTTAGGTCGTAAATGGATTAGTTGGGTAGATACACCACAAACAGACTTACAGGAAATGGACGTAAATGGTAAGTTTGTGTTCGTAGGTGTAACAGCTAATGGGGTGATGCCGCAAATAGCTACACCTGTAGGGTTATTAGAACCTCATAAAATACAAACAGCACTCGCTGAAAGTATATTAGTACAAAATAGTCCTTACATACCTGATTGGGCGTTAGCCGTAGAAATATTAATTCTAATAACTACAGTAACGTTAGTATGGCTTTTATTATTTTATTTAGGTATAACGTGGGGGCTAGTTTCTGGAGTCCTTACAGCGTCTGTAACGGCTTTAGGCGGATACTATTTAATTAGTAAAGGTATGCTTATAGATGTTACTTGGACACTCATAAGTCAATTTGTAGTAGGAGCAACAGCTTTTTACCTTAGATTTAGAGAACAGTATAAATTACGTTTACTTATTAAAAAACAGTTTGAACACTACCTTGATCCACGACAAGTGAAATTACTACAAAATAATCCTAATCTATTAAAATTAGGTGGAGAAAAAAGAGTTTGTACTTTTTTGTTTACAGACGTTAGAGGTTTCACAAGTTTATCAGAACAACTAGAGCCAGAACAGGTTACAGAAATAATGAATAAAGCTTTGACTATACAATCAAATGCTGTAAAAGAGCACGGAGGAATGGTGGATAAATATATAGGTGATGCAATGATGGCTATATTTAATGCACCTATAGATTTACCAAACCATGAAGATAAAGCTATTAAAACTGCCATAAAAATTATAGAGGATATGAAAAAAGCTGATATAGGAGTTGCTATAGGTATAGGAATCAATACTGGAGAAGCAGTGATAGGCAACATGGGGAGCGATACTAGGTTTGATTATAGTGCTATAGGTGACGCTGTTAATACAGCTTCAAGACTAGAGTCAGCAACTAAAGAAGTAGGCAAAGATTTAATTATAGGACTAAACACTAAACAAAAGTCTAAATTTAAGTTAAAATTGTTGAAACCAATAAAAGTAAAAGGTAAATCAAAATCGCTGGAAATATATACATATGAGTAAAGTGTTAATAGGGGTGATAGGTGTACTGGTACTCAGTACCTATTTATTGTGGAGTGAAAACTCAAAACTTTCCGCACTTAACCAAGCTTTTGAGCTAAGAGACAAAGAACAAAAACTAGCTATAGAAACTTTACAAAATGATTTTGCACTACAGACAGAAGGTCTGCAAGAATTACAACTAAAAAGTCAAGAAATACAGAAAGAAATGAATCGTTATATCGATATATTTAAACGACACAACTTGACTAAATTAGCTTCAGCTAAACCTGGACTAATAGAACCAAGAATAAACAAGGGAACGAAAGATGTATTCGATAGTATTGAAGAAGATAGTCGTAACATCGACAGTCTTGATGATGGCTTGCAGTTGCAGCCTGATACCAAGTAAACAGTCGGTAGAAGTTATATCAAAACCTATACAAAGGACTATAGTTCAGCCTATACTACCTAGAGAAATAGATTTAAAGGATCCTTATTGGTATGTTGTAAGTGATAAAAACTTAGAAGAGTTTTTAGCAAGAGTAGAAAAAGATCAAGGTCAAGTAGTATTTGTAGCTATGTCTGTGAGTGATTATGAACTTATGGCGTACAACATGCAGGAATTAAAAAGGTATATAAATGAACTTAAAGAAGTTGTTGTGTATTATAGAAAAGTTACAATCAACGAAGGGGATTAAGAATATGAACATATCACAAGAAGGTTTAGGTCTAATTAAAAAGTTTGAAGGTTGTGAGCTAGAAGCATATAAGTGTGCAGCAGGTGTGTGGACTATAGGTTACGGCTCAACTAAAGGTGTAAAAGAGGGCGATACAATCACACAAGAAGAAGCTGACAAATTACTCTTACACGAAATGAAAGAGTATGAAGGGTACGTAAAAGATAATGTAGCTGTAGAACTTGAACAAAACCAATTTGACGCTTTAGTAAGTTGGGTGTTTAATTTAGGTCCAGCAAACTTAAAAGCATCTACTATGCTAAAAGTTTTAAACAACAAAAACTATGAAGAGGTGCCAGCACAGATCAAAAGATGGAACAAAGCTGGTGGTAAAGTACTCCAAGGGTTAGTAAGGCGTAGAGAGGCTGAAGCTTTGCTATTCCAAAACAAAGAGTGGCACGAGGTATAAAATGCCGTTAAATAAGTTTGTATTTAAACCAGGGATAGTACGAGAAGGAACAGCTTACGATAATGAAGGTGGGTGGTTTGATTCTAACTTAGTTAGGTTTAATTCTGGTAGACCAGAAAAAATAGGCGGTTGGCGTAAAGATACTCAAAACAGTTTTTTGGGTACTTGTCGTGCTTTACACCCTTGGGTAGCTTTAAACGGTAGTAAATTTTTAGGTTTAGGTACTCATTTAAAATATTACATAAACGAAGGAGATACTTTTAACGATGTCACCCCAATACGAAAAACATCAACTAATAGCGTTACTTTTTCTGCTACTGACGGTAGCTCTACTATTACCGTAACTGATTCAAGTCACGGGGCGGTAATAAATGATTTTGTTACGTTTAGTCAAGCGGTCAGTTTAGGCGGTAATATAACGGCAACAGTTTTAAATCAAGAATATCAAATAGTTACCGTAGTTAACACTAATTCATACACGATAACAGCTAAAGATACTAGCGGAGCTACAGTAACAGCTAACAGTAGTGATAGTGGTAATGGAGGTTCTGCTACTGACGGAGTGTACCAGATAAACGTAGGTTTAGACGTATACGTACAATCAACAGGTTGGGGTGCTGGTGCATGGAACTCAGGTACTTGGGGCTCAGTCACTGCGTTATCAAACACAAACCAGTTACGTCTATGGTCACATGACCATTTTGGTGAAGACTTAGTTATGGCGGTACGTAATGGAGCTATTTATTATCATGACACTAGTGGTGGTGTAGATACTAGAGCTGTAGCGTTAACAGATGTAGCTGGGGCTAATTTAGTACCTACAATATGTTTAGGTGTAACAGTTTCAGAAACTGACCGTCATCTTATAGTTTTAGGCAGTGACCCAATATCAGGTACATCAAGAACTGGGGTACTCGACCCCATGCTTATATCTTTTAGCGACCAAGAAAACTTGATTGATTTTGAACCTTTAGATACTAACACAGCTGGTAGTTTACGATTATCAGAAGGTAGTTTAATAGTTGGTTCGGTAAAAGCAAGACAAGAAACATTAGTCTGGACTGATACAGCTTTGTACAGTATGTCTTTTATTGGACCACCGTTTACTTTTGGCATTAATTTAATTAATAACAACACTGGTCTTATATCTCCTAACGGGGCTGTCACTTCTCCTGGAGGTGTTTACTGGATGGGCTACGACAATTTCTACGTGTATAACGGCAGTGTTCGAAAAGTACCTTGTAGCGTGTTGAGTTATGTTTTTGACGATATTAATTCAGGTCAGGCTTATAAAATTTTTGCATACACTAACAATGATCATGATGAAGTAGGTTGGTTTTACCCTTCAGCTAGTTCAGAAGAGATTGATAGATATGTAGTTTATGATTATAACGATAATGTTTGGACTTATGGTGAACTAAGTAGAACTGCATGGATAGATGAAGGTACTGTAAATTATCCTAGAGCCACAAGTAATGGTTATTTATATGAACATGAGTTCGGTTATAATGATGATGGTCAGCCTATGACTAATGTATATATAGAAAGTTCAGACTTTGACATAGGCGACGGAGAACAGTTCGCTTTTATATCAAAAGTTATCCCTGATATCAAATTTTTAAACAACAGTAGTAGCGGTAAAGTAAACATAGTTTTAAAAACTAGAAATTTTCCAGGTGATACACTAACTACAAGTAGTACAAGTAGCGTAGCTAGTACAACCCAACAAGTACATGTACGTAGTAGAGCCAGACAAGCAGTATTAAGACTTGAATCTTATGACAATAATACAGACTCTGGTAATGATGATACAGGATGGAGATTAGGAGCTACTAGATTAGAAGTAAGAAACGACGGTAGAAGATGAGTAAGTTACTAGCTACTAGACTTCCCGTATCTGTAGAGGATACTGTCAATTCTGATACTTATAACAGGCTAGTAAGGGTTTTAGAATTAAATTTAGGTACGTTTGACCCCGATAATACAAGACAGATCAACCAAACAGAGCGAGACAAGTTTAAATTTAACGCTGGTAGTCTTATATGGAATACTAGTGTAGGTGTATTACAAGTTTGGACTGGCTACAAATGGCTTGACATTGGAGAAAGAATTACTGACGTAGGTTATGAACTCACAGCTAGTGTCGGGAGAGTTACAGTAGTAACGGGTGGTAATACATCTATACAAGTAGGGTTTAATAACTAGGTATGGTAATTCTGTATAGACTATACAGTTCAAGAAGTTGTATATATAATAAATACATGAACATAGGAACGATGTAATGGGCGGATTGAAGAGCGCATTTAAAAGTATCAAGAGGTTCGTTAAAAAGAACTCGAAAGAGATCGCCACAATAGCAGGGTTATTTATTCCTGGAGTTGGTCCAGCATTAGGTGCGGGCATAGGTAGAGGCATAGGCGGTTTAGCCGAAGGAGAAGATTTAAAAGAAGCAGCATTAGCTGGGGCTGGTGTGTGGGCTGGTGGTAAAATGTTGGGTGGAGCTGGTTTCGGTTTTGACGCTTCTGGTAAAGGTTTTACAGGTAAATTTATGGCTGGTACTCCTGGAGTTAGTAGTCAAGGTTTGGGAGGATTTTTTGAAGGCATAGGTGCCAACGCATTTAACGCACTAGCACCTGAAAGTGCAAAATTAAAAAATCTTACTAGTATAGGAGACGCTTTTAAAGATTTAAGTTTTTTACAAAAAGCTGGGGCTGGGGTTATAGGAATGAGCGGACTTAATAGTCTCACTAAAGGAAAACTATTAGGAGGAGATGAAGAACCAGCCACTATGCCAGGACCAATAGACCAGAGCGGATATCTAACTCAAGGTTTAACTCCTGCTCAATTGAGTAATGTATATGGTACTCTAGGCTCAAGTACGGGCATAGCAGGTAGTATGCCTAGTTTAGCTCAAAGTTATGATTATGATCCAGTTAATTCTGCTATAGCTGAATTACTAAAACAACAAGATGAATATGAATTAGCTTTCCCTGAGTTCGCTAGGGTAAACGTAAAAAATGGCGGTCAAATAGCTAGACTACAAGATGGTGGTAAGTTACCAGAAATGGATTCGGGCGGTGAACCACCAGAAATGGATTTAACAGAAACGGGTGGTGAAACTAGTGACCCTGAAGGCTCAGGCGATGAAGACACTATACCCGCATTATTAGCAGACGGTGAGTTTGTAGTAACTAAACAAGCCGTAAAAGGAATAGGGAACGGTGACCATGATGCAGGTATAGCTCAGCTATACGCAATGATGGAAGCTAACGAAAACAAAGCCCAAAGTATGGGTTTAGGTAGGGCATAAATGGCAGAACAAACAACAGGACGTACCGAGAGTTTACCACCAGAGTATTATAGGCAGTTTATGGCTGGTGTCCCAGGGGCTAATATCCCTGGCATACTGCCTAT